TTCTCGAATAAAAATCTGGAATTTGTTTTACAACTTCATCAGTTTTATCATTCTTTTTGATCCGTTTGACATAGTTGATTTTTCGTTTTTTAAGTTTAGGGACTATGTTTTCAAAAAATTTATACTGTTCTTCGGAAGTATTGAAGATTGAATGATACGTATTGGTAGTATCGTTGATATAATCAACATAATCACCATTGCTGTAAAATGAAAAATAACGGTTCACCATGTATGGGGAAAATTCATCGAGCGCTGATGCGTTGATTTCCTTGTCTGGTTTTTCAAAGAGTATGTGATTTATTGCGTTAAACATTTGATTCTAGGTGGGACACATCTATCTTACCAAGCGATGTGTGTTTTACAAGCATGGGTGTGTTGCTTTGCTTGTAAAGACGATCAAGGTGTGTAAATTTGTCGTATTCATTCCAATCTGGAATGATCTCATATGTTGATCCATATAGGCCCATGTCGCGCAATTGCCGATCTGCTATATTGGCTACATCTTCAGCTGAAGAGCAGCTGACATGATAATTTATACCGCCCCAGTTATAAACATAATCAGCAGCATCTGGGTTGTTTTCAATCAGCTTGTTTGGCATTTTATCATACAATGCTTGATCTTCCCAAGCATACACATCAGGGTATCCCCCAGCATCCATCCACCCGTTTTTTGTGTATGATACAGCGTTTGGAGAATTTCCACCTATTAAAAATTGATCTCCATACAATATGTATGAGGCTTCATTTCTATATAAATTGATATCGGGATGGTTTAAATGTTTAGATACATGATTGGATATACGATTAGGTAGAAATACATCATCATCATCGTGGGGCATGTATATATCATAATCTCCGAACGATACTCCAAGATTTCGTTTACTTCCTAATGATAAACGTTTATTGAGATTAATGATACTAATTTTATCACCATCCCAATTATTATGTTTACAACTTAGCTGAACATTCTTGTCATCGTTTATTATGAGAAGCTCTTTGTTATCATAATTTTGATTTAAAAAACTTGCAACGGCTCTTCCCAAGAATGGAAGCCTTCCATATGTGATGCAAATAACCAATACTCTCATAAAAAATTATCTAATCAAATTTAAATATGATGCGCTATTATTATTTAATATTTCTTCAAAATTTAAAGCCAATTGTTCATTATTAGATGGCCAGAACTTTTTTATATTGTTTAATGACATCATGATTTCTTTGTCGTCCCCCGCAAAATGAGTAAATCCATCGTGTTCATAATCATTATTTCTCCCACATCCAATCATCTTCACATTGCAGTTTTCGTGATTTATATATGTTCTTATTATTTCGAATGGTCTATACAACAGGAATGGAGTTATGCTATAAACAAATGGTATTTTGCCAGAATCTGCCAATCCAACTGCCAATCCCATCATCAATTGTTCAGATGCTCCTACTGTATATGCGCGATCTGGATATTTTTGCAAAATATTATCAAATATTTTATATCCTAAATCACCAGTTAAGAAAAAAATATCTTTATTTTTTTCCATAGCTTGCTCTAATAGTTCGGCAAATTTATATCTCATATTTTAAGTTTTTCAAAATCTCAGTATCTATTATTTTACAATAATGGGCTTCTATCGATTTATCGTTTAAAAACTTGAATCTTTTTAATATTTCGGAAGTATCCACAATTTTCAAGTTTTCAATTTCAAATGCTCTGATGCACTTGGATAATTTAGAAATGTTGATTTTATCATATGCGCTAAATCCATTTGAATTTACAAATATATACAGATTTGATAATGGATTCTTACTCAGATAATACAACGATTCCCATATGCTTCCTTCACAACATTCACCATCTGAAATTACACAATATACATTGATATCTCTATTTCCCATCGCGGCCCCCATTGCAATGGGAAGTCCCAATCCTAAACTCCCAGTCGAACAAAAAATATTATCATTTTTATTCTTTTCTGGATGAACTCCATATTTATCAAATAATATCTCAGCGTCATTATTTTCATAATATTCCATGCAAACATATTGAGAAAGCCCAGCATGACCATTTGAAAGAATTACAATATCATTGCAATTCTTATTAGAATATATATCTGCCAATATTGGCATTGTTGTGACACAGCTACTAATATGGGATAAATTTTTTTTGTAGATTATATCAATTAATCTATTATGTAAGTTATTGTAAGTGTTCATATAGCCAATTCACAATATCTGGATTGAATAATTCGTTAAATTTTGGTTTTGCACCACCTCTAGCGACATGATAACATTTTAAAGGTCTTCCATTTATACATGGAATATTATTTTGTAATACACATGTTTTTTCAAGCATTAATGACGAGCATCCATAGAATGAGTGTCTATTTGGGTCATCGATATCCCATGCTCCATCTAATAATTTAAAATTATAGTCTCCAAATTCTAAAACTAAATTTAATACATCATTATCTCGGCATGTCATATGATTTGCATGTTTTAAAGATGCTTTTTCGTAAGATTTCCAAAAAGTTTTAGATGTAGATGCGACAATACCAGCTTGTGCATATTTCAATTCAGGTACTATATTATAAACATTACCTCTATATGACTGGATATTTAATGACACATTTTCATATCTATTGAAATTGGATGGTGTTGCAACATCAAAATCGCCTTTTAAAATTTCATCCAATCTAGAAAAAATAAAATGATCAGCATCAATATTTACAACAAGATCATAATCATCATAAAATAATTTAGCAGCGCTTGCTTTCATTTTATATAAATCCAAGGATGGAGTTTTATCCATCAACTCTTGAATTTCTTTATCGCCAACTACAAATAATGGAATATCTGGATGAAATTTTTTGAAACTTTTTTCAAATAGTTCATATTCTATGCAAGATGCATAGTTTCCTTGTAGGATTGTAAAAAAACAAGTTTTCATTTATATGCCAATACATTTAAATTATTATTGAGAAATTGACTATTGATAAATTTAATTCTGTATCCCATTGATGAAAATTTATTAACTATATCTATTGGATTTACGAATGGTGGGTGTATTTCGATGTAAATATTTTTACAAACTGATGCAACATCATCAAAGGTTGGATCTTCCAATATTGAAAATCTCTCACCTCCTTCGATATCGATTTTTAAAAGATCAATAATTGGTTCATTTATTTGTTTTATAAAGTTTAATATAGTAAGACATTTTACAGCATGCCCACCCATTTCTATTCTATTTTGAGTTGTATTACCTTCGTCTACGATGAAACTACACTCCCCATCGTAATTGTTAAATGCGACTTCACAGAATTCAATATTATCGATTTTCAACTTTTCAGACAAACTTCTCAAGACATTTAAATGTTTCACAGTAGGTTCAACCGCATAAATTTTCTTACAAGCTTTGAATAAATGCAGAGAGAATAGCCCAATATTTGCACCCCCATCGATCACAACAGCATCATTGTTATCAAATATTTTTTTGAAATCTGGATCATTATAATGCCCATTATTTATTTCCTTTTCAATAATATGTTTCGTAAAGGAATTTCCTGTATGATAGTATTCCATGAATTCATCATATGATGAGAGATCCACGGGTTCTGAATTCATTATGTTTAGTTCTGTTGACATGTCTTCCATATTTTATACTGTTTAAGCCCTAAGTCAAGATCATATTTTGGAATAAAATTATAAAAATCTTTTATTTTAGTCGTATCGCATATCCAAATTTCAGAATCGCATATTTTTTTATAATCTATAAATTCTATGTCTGGGAGTGTGGGAGGATCTATAATTTTTATCATTATGTCTAATACATCTTTATTTGAGTATGACTTACCAGTGCCTATATTATAAATTTCTCCATACACCGGTCCACTGTTTAATATTAAATCTACAAAATCTACAAAATCTTCAATATGAATAAAATCATGATTTCCTTCTATTAATTTTATAGAAATATTATTAGTTAAATTATTATACAATGTTGGGATTAATCTTTTATTTGGTTCGTTAGGGCCATAAACACTAAATGGTCGAATTATTGAAATATCCTTATTGAATGTTTTGGCTATAAATTGACATTTTTCAGTTCCTATCAGTTTAGTCATAGCATAATAAGAACATGGGACACATTCATCATTTTCATTCATTGGCTTACTGCACTTACCATACTCGGAAGATGAACCAAAATATAATAATTTAACATCATTGTCTAATACCCATGTTAAAATAGAATCTGTAAGTTTGATATTACTATCAAACATTTTAGTTTCATCGTATATTTCAGCAGCGCTATGTATTATAGCATCTGGTTTAAATAAATTTAAACATTTTGTAATATCATCTCCGCGTTTATATAAAAAAAATGAATGGTGTTTTGATAGATATTCCACTATACTTTTTCCTAAAAATCCACTAGCTCCTGTTATAAAAATTTTCATAAATTATCACACTTATTAATCATTACTTTAACACTTTTTAAGTCTTCAATTTGATGATCCAAACAATTTTGCAATACCAAATGTTTTGAATTATTAGCCCATTCTAATTCATCTATTCCAAAGGCAATTCCATACTTATTATATGGAAAATGAGTCTTCCATTCATGCGAGGTTAAATCGGTGTTAGGGATAACGATTACAGTGCATCCACATAAAGCAGCTAAAGTAACCCAAAAGCATTCATTATCATAACAATAAAATTTTTCACATCGATTGAATAATTCAGCAGTTGCTTCCCAATTATGTTGGTAATGTGCTAGATTTATAGCATTATTGGAATGATATTGTTTTGACATACCACCTTTCTTAACTAAGAAACATTCTGAGATATCGCGAAGTTTATTAGTATTTTTAAATATATCATAGTCTATAAATGAACATCTCAAATAGCCATTTATTTTACCATCGTAATGAAAAAAAGAAGAATACTTGAAAATCAAATCAGTATCTGATTTATTTCGATAAAATCCATCTCCAACTCCTCCACAATTACCCGGAGTGTTTAATATCCAGCGAACTACATGTTTTGCATTTATAGGATTCCCGTGAACAATTTCTGGATATACTACAACGCAATCATCTAATAATATAGTAGAGTCTCCTAAAAATGGAGAATTTAATTTATAATGTGTTGACTTAGATGTAATATATGCAACTCTACCAATCGATTTTATATCATGACAAAGTTTATGCATCGCTACCTGACCCCCACTGCTGGGATCAAATGAATCCATATAAATTAAGAATGTTTTTTCCATTTATCTATAAATTTTTGTTGTTGAGCATATGTAAACTCATGATGTTTTTCTTTTAACAAACCATGCGATCCGCTGATCATATGGTATACTTTACTAGATCCCATCAATGCGTGTTTTTCATTATTCGTTTTTAAAACCATCGAATAATCATCATCTTGATACCAGAAATCGAATTGTTCGTCGAATAATTGATACATATCAATTAAAGATCGATGCATTAAAATACACCAACCGCAAAGTTCATTGGAAACTGTGCATCCTTCTACAATATCCTCTGTTATATTTTGATGCAGGTGCCAGTGTGGGCATCTTGGAGAGAATGATTTGATATCTGGGCGCTGTTCAATTATTTTTTTAGCTTCAGATAGCCAAGTTTTAGTGAAAAATAAATCATTATTGCAAATTAAAACCCATTCTGAATTTGTATTTTTCAATCCTATATTCAAAAATTTATTGTATCCAAATGGTTGTTCTGGATGAATTATTTCACATGAATTGTATGATAAACCAGCTGTCTCAAACTCGATACGACTCTGAGATTCCACTACTGTTATGTTAATCTCATTAAATGTATCTGAATTTTTTAAACTATTTATAGTTCTACATGTCATTCCATAATAATGTAGATCTGGTGCATTGCTTAAAATTATAGCGTCTATATTCATAGTTTTTTAGATTTTAAAATTTTTAAAATATTTGGGTATTGGGTATCTTCAACTCCGTCATTGCCGAATGGCATGAATCCAAATTTTTCTTTAAAATATATCATCGATTGCCTTATGTTATCTGCCCATACCGACATCTTCTCTGAAGTTTTAATAGTCGAAGATTCCTCGGAACATGCTTGTTCCTCTATATAATCCAACGAATTTGCTAAGTCTGCCCACCACCAATAAGGTGTTGAATAACCCTTCAATGCCAAATCATAACTGTGTGAAACATGATCAAATGCATTTTTAAATTTTTCATCTATCAATCCACAGTCTTCTAGAGATCTTCTAGAATAGTAACAAAATGCACCAACACAATGTTGATTTAAAGATATTGAAATATCATCTGAATATTTTACAACCAGTCGTGGTGCGGGAGTTCCTTTGGATATCCCATTTTTATTGGCAGGGCCGTGATAAGCAAACATCAAATGTTCGATTCCTGATAATTTAGATGCGTTTATATATGCAGAGAAAATATCATCTCTCTTGATTACCATATCATCTTCGATTAAGAAAATATGATCACATCCTGCATCCAACAAATGTTGTAGAGCTATATTTTTAGATTTAGCAACACCTAAATTAACATCATTATTTACAAGATAGTAATTCCAACCTTCTAAGTTATCAATTCTATCTCCATCATTCACAATGATAAGATCAACGAAATTACAATATGAAATGCTATTTAATAATTTTTTAAGAAATTCAGGTCTGTTACATGTAACAATACCAACTCCTATTCGTTCTTCACTTGACATTTTTCTTGATTTCTTTCATTAACTTTTCAACAGCAGCATCCGCCTTCCCAGCCTTCTCTTGGTCCTTGAGAAGAGATTCCATCAACTGCAAGTTCTCTTCACTGAAGAAATTCGAATCTGGTTCGATTAGTGCGCCAGTTTCATCAATGAACTGTGATATATAGAATAGTCTATCGTCAACTGTCTTACCTTCAACTGGGATAATCGCAGGGCAATCCTCCTTCGGGTAAAAGATATCAGTTTCCAAGTTTTCTGAGTAATGCTCGTACAATTGAGCGAATACTCCATCAACTTCCTTCAGATGTTCAAGATTCACATCACGAACACCATCATCTACAACCTTAATTTCATCATCAAATGGCAACCAGAAGATGATATCAAGATGCTTCATGCTTTCTCTAACCAACGAGATACTTGCCGCTGCGACTTCATCTGAAATCTGATCATACGAGTTCGCAACAAGCGTGTACGCCAAATTATCCCAAGGACATCTATCATAGATGATGTTGGTATCTTTTGGAAAACTTTCTTGTGTTTTCAACATCCAATCTAAAATCAATAGTTGGGTTTCTTCGTTTGTATTTGAAGAATGTTCCAATTTATTTTCTTCAAGAATATCTCTATATGTTTTGACAGGGGTTCCAAACATTGGCCATTTTTGCAGGAAGGCTCTTACTAATGTTGACTTCCCTGAATTTTGGGTACCGCTAATTGCAATTCTCATATTTTTAATTTATCATATATTATTCAGATTTCAAGAACATTTCCCAATCTTCTAGAAAATCTACGAATACATATCCATTTTTAGGTTTTGATGGTGGTTTTAGCAACTTTAGTTTTCTACCTTGCGTACTCAACCAATCTTGTAATTCTGGATCTGTTGGTTTGAATTTTTTCAAATCACAGTTTTCCAACAAAGTATCACCCTTCCAGACATTTAGCTCTCTATGACACGCGACTTGGTTTTCCCAAGTGTTTGGATTGCCGGGATGCTTTGATCTTGGGTATATGTGATCCACCGTGAGTGTAGCTGTGTTGAGCTTGATACCGCTGTATCCACATGAAAAGTTATCCCGCTTGTAAATGTTGTGCTTTGTAGGAAACATCACCCTTTTATGAGGAATTCCTTCGTATGAAGAACACACGACAACAGATGGAACTCTAACCTCTCCTCGCACGGTTTTGATTTTACTATCAAAATCTCTAACAGGAAGATCTAACCACTCTTTAGCGGATTTTATGACATTAAAGTAAGAAATGTTCTCACCCTTACTTCCATCTTCGTTTTGGTCGTAATATATATCCAATGGATGAACGACTTCGGAAAAAATATTTCCGAAGGTTTTTTTCTCGTCACATGTTCCTACCGGAAAGTAGTACTTGTTCAGAACCAAAATCTTCTTATTCATCAATGAATGATAAATCAAAGTTTTCTCTTGTCAAGTCTATATATTTAGTATAATTGCTGAATCTATCAGATTTCCATATCCCCCGATTTTTAAATTAAATATTAGGGATGAGTGTAAAACGTACTACGCGAAAGCGTAAAGAAGTGCCAGATCTCGAAAGAGAATTCATGGAGTCATACAAAAAGAATTTCAACCTTAACAATTTGAAATTGAAAAAACACTTCCCGTTTACGGATAACCAAACCCGCTGTTATTATACAATAAATGACAACAACACCAACATGGTGTTTATCAATGGGTTGGCCGGAAGTAATAAAACATACATGTCTGTATATGCTGCTCTTGAACATTTGAAAGAAGGCAAGTGTGAACAGATCGTTTACATAAGATCTGTCGTAGAAAGCTCTTCTAGAAGCTTAGGAGCATTACCGGGAGAGTTGGACGAAAAGTTTGGTCCATACACTTTACCACTCATGGACAAGCTCTCAGAGATTCTTGACGAAGGCAGCACACATGCGCTGTTTAATCAGAAATATATCAAAGCTATTCCAGTAAACTTCGTGAGAGGATTAACATTCCACGATTCATTTGTCATCATTGACGAAGCTCAAAACCTCAACAGAGGCGAGCTAACCACAATTCTAACAAGATTTGGCAGAAACACCAAATATATCATTTGTGGAGACGCCAACCAGAGCGACATCAAAGACTCTGGATTTGAAAAAGTTTTCCAATTGTTCGACACAGAACACAGTGTAAAGAATAATATTCACTGCGCTAAATTTGATGTCGATGATGTTGTAAGAAGCCCAATACTCAAGCATATTACTCAAGTATTGGGCGTGTAATCAAATCAGGAATTTCCCCAACTCGTTCCATTAAACCAATCCAGCCCCCTTTGATTTTCAATCGGGGCTGGTTTTGCTGCATACACAGGCACCACTTCAACAGGAACTTCAACAACCGGAGTTTCTGTTTCTACAACAGTAGAAACAACAGAGCCGACTCCGACAAGTTTGAAATTATCATCTTCTTTTGCGATCAATTCGATTTGCATATCACATAATATATGCGATTGAATTCAAATGTCAATTAGTAATTTCTAATCCGTTTTTATCAACATAACTGAGACGCTGTGTACTTGATGGGGATGTTGTATCGATGACTGTCACTGCATATATATCTTTGCCAGATTTTGGGTCTGTTGCAATATGTCTAATTGGTGCCTGATTCGATACTGTCACATTTCGTCTCTGTAAGCCGTTTTTTATGGATATTAAAACATCTGAAGATACTGCGGTCGATGTGCTTTGTGAGTTGGATTGCCCCGGCTTTTCCTGTGGCTTTCCCTGCATTGCATTTTTCAATCCCTTCGCGGCATAATAGGGATCTCTGTATAATTTGCGAACCTCCGGTGCAGCTGCTGCAAGAGTATAATCTAATCCTCGTCCAAGTGCCTTTGCTCCTGAAGCGACAGCGCCTCCCACTTTTTTAATTCCATTCCATAGTCCCTCGTTTAATAAATCTTTTTGTGAATATTTTTTCATAAATCTACTTCTAGGTTTCTACCTGCTACATTTGATAAACTGACATCAATCAATGCATCCAAAGATTTTTGAATAAAGTCTTTTCCAATTAAAATTTTCTGAATATTACTACTTCTATTACCAACGCTGAATGGAATATTTTCAAAAGTTCGGTTTCCGATTTTTATATCAAATGTTACCACAGGACGCGGTTCACTCTTTCCGGCTCCGATATTTATAACTATTTCATCAACAAGTTCTTTCTCCAAGGAAACTGCATTTACAGTGGTGAATCGGACAAGCTTTTGCTTTTTATCTATTTGTATATCTTCTCCGTGAATTACATTGAATGCTCCATTACCACTGTCTATTTTTGCAGATATCTTGCCAAGACCGTCGATGGTAACATCTTCAATCAAACCTATAATATATTTTTCAAAAAAGAACTGGTCGAACTTGATCATATTAAATTTCTGAATCGCATCCGCAATTAGCGTAATCAGCTTTAGTTGAAAGTCTGAAATAAACATCACTGGTGTAGTCAGATGCCTTGGTGATCTTTGCTGCCATCCATTCTTCGAAATCTGCGTCTTTAGACATCTCACTCAAACGATTCGCAAATTCAACAAGTTTGGCTAATTCACTTCTGATCATGTCGTTGCGCTCAGTTGTTTCATGATCATCATGTTCAGCTTCAACAGGTTCAGATGTATCGAATGACATTACAACACTCTGTTGATCTTCACCAGAATCACCATCATCATAATAATTTAAATCGGAATGATCATCAACTCCCATGATATTGTTATCTCCATCATCTTCTTCGTCTTGGGAACCAAAACGTGTCATATAACTTTCCCAAATCATCCCGGTTTCCTTTAGTTTAAAGTCCATAATGTTATTTATTAAAAGTTACCTAATAATGATCGTAATTCATCAGGCATATGAGGACTCATGATCTTTTGATACTGTTTATAATACTCCCGGCCATTAACTTGACCGCTCTGCATATCATTATCAAAAGAACTTGAAATTTGATCGATTTGTTCTTTGTCATCTGTATTTCCAACAGCATCCAAATATAGCTTGCTTAATTCAAAAATACTCTTGATATATTCGTTTTCACCCTGCTGTGTCATCTTCATCTGCTCTGGCGCAGAAGGGGTCGTAGGAGCCTCTACAGCGCTCTCTGGAGCTGCCGATGGGTCAATAGCAGCGAGATCTTGTTCGTCCTGTTCTAGGAGCATTTTATGATACTTGCGCATCAATGATAGTGTCTTACTTTTCATAATTACATTTTTGATATTGCTGCCGTTTTCGCATTTAAATCCGCCACAGCTTTTGGTATTTTTGTCTTTGCTGTTTTTATAAAATTAGCTTTTGCTGCCGCTGCCTGCGGACTTATAGATGATGTTGCGTCAACTACATCATAAGCTTCTCCATCTTCTTCGCGTTTGTCTGAAGATTTGATGCCCTCAATTTTCACGACATATGTTTTTTCGTTTGCTGCATCATCGATGTAAAACACACCGTCTTTGCGAACTCCGAATTTGACCCCGTGTGATTTAAAAAGC